AATTAAATTATAATTTTTTAAAAACCATGCTGGGTTTGGTAATCTTTTTAATTCCTTGGACATATAAGTCTTTTGTACTGTAGTATATGGAAGATATCCCACAACTTCTTTAGCTAGTATAAACCAAGGATATTTGCTGTGTGCTTTCATATACTCGATAGCATCAACACACGAGTCCCATATAGTTGGATCCATTAATACTAATATTGTTACTTTTTTATTTAAAGAATACAGTATATCAGCAACGTCAATCATGTGGTCGATATCACCTTCTTTGACATGATGTGACAATGTTGCATTATCAATTAAGTGACCATTTTCTTTCCACCAACGCAAAGTTCTTGATCCGTTTGATGTAACACTTACGTAGACATCGTTTGATTTTTTTATTTCTAAAATAACTTTATCTAAGTCTTTCCATAATGTTGGCTCTCCGCCGCCTATATCTAGATGAAATTTAGTTTTTCCCAATTTAGTATACTGATTAAACAAATGTCGAAAATTAGAAATTACCATACTGGTATCAGTTGGTACTTTAAAGTTGCCTTCATTTGATCCAGGAAAACAATAATCACACTTGAAATTGCATACGTTACTGGGACTCCATCTTATGTTTAAAATATTAGTCTTGGCAAGAGATTTTATTTTAATCGGGTTCATAGCAAGTGTTCTAATTCAGGAAATACTTCCCTAGCATCTACATTGCGAATAGCATCCAAGTTAACAACATACTCTTTAAAGTCTGGCAACAAATGTGTATGATCTTCTGCTTGGATAAATTTTAAGATGCCCTCCCAACGTTTCCAACCGTATGGATTATCTTTCCAAAAATTATCATCTTGCCTATAGTTTTCCCACAACCAGTTTTTAAAGTCAGAAAATTGTTGTACAATTTCTTCCTTGTCTGCTTGGGGTAAAATCCTAGCACTTAAAAATGTTGGTATGTATAACAAGTGTAAGTTGATGATGCCGCCACCAGTTTGGTATTCGTCAAGTGAAAATTTATTAATCTTTTTAAATCCTTGAGTCAGTTTCCATTTGGCAAAATCGATAATATGCTTAATGTTAAACACTTGCACCGCGCAGGCTATTGCACAATGTACATTATCCGGTGCGTTATCCATTAACCACAAGCTACGTTCTATATCAGCCCAGTCAGTTGGGTAGCGAATGTAATTGTTACGTTCCATAACAGCATCTATACTAAATGCATATCGAACTTGTTTGAATTGACTCCAAACACTGATAATATCCTCGTTGACAAATATGCCGTTACTGTTATAACGCAAACTGATATTCTTAGCATAGCCACGACGAATGATTTCATCTAAAAAGCGTCTATGCTCTTTGATCATTAATGGCTCGCCACCTGCAAAGTACAATTGAGTTATGTTAGGAATCTGTTCAAACACATCATCCCAAAACTCTGGTTTTTCATACCATGTGTTATTGAATGATGCTTTATCAAAGCCCACTTGGTGCAACACAATAGTGCTTTTTGTTTTGGCTACTAGCTTGTCATAGTCTTGTAACCAGCGACTACTGTCATGCGGACTGCACATAACGCATTTTAGGTTACAAGTATGTCCAAGTCTTAAATCCAAGTATCGTATAACAGGAGGAACAGCACCAGTATTATCAGTGTCACTGATAAGTTTATTAAAATCAAGACCGTCACGATTCCACTCATACATTTCCCATAAGCGTTTGCTTACGACTCCATTGGATTCTTCTTCGAAACATTTTGTACAGCTGGCAGGAACATTACCTGCCAGCATGGTTAATCTCACGCTACGCATATACTGATTGTTAAATGCTTCCAAAGGAGTTTCACGACCAAAGTTCGCAGGAGACCCATCTTCTTTTTTGACTAGCCCCACAGTATGATCTCCTGTAGCCGCGCCGCTAGCATTAGTGACACAACACAATCTAGCATCACCGTTAGGGCGTGTGGCCAAATGAATCCAGGGCAGAGCGCAGAAAGTCTTGCTTCCTGTCTTTTCTTCGATTAATTTTACATAACCTTGTATCTTATCCTGCATTTTCTAAATACCTCAATAAAGGGCTTACACCAACTGGACAATTATCTCGCATAGCAATATGTATAGCCGGAGTAGGAGTCAAGTTGAAATCCTGGCATATCTTAAAATAGTTATCCCCGTGTGTGTTCCACAAGTAATCTGATTTGAAATTTGATAAGAAATGATTTGCTATCATGACCGGTGCTCGAAGTAACATGTGAAAATCATTCATTATGCTAATGCTGTCTGGCTGTGTGTGTTTTGTCCATCGTAGCCCTACACGATTCCATCCTAGGCCCAGTCCTTTACTCAAGCTAATACCTACACTGCGGATTGATGGATGAGATAAATCAAAGTTGATTCCGCGACAGCAAGTAAGCCAAGCGCCATCCACATGTACACCGATTCCCTTGTCTTGCGCTTCATCTAATACTTCCTCCATATTGATATGTACTGCGCCAGTGCTAGGAAACGGCATGGCAATTACTAGTGGTATATTTTCTCGTAACAGTCCTGGTCTAGTTCCCTGGTTACCTAGCCTATCGTGATATCTGTAATCATCAACAAGCACTTGTGGCTGGCATTGCATATAGATATTGTCAATGTATTGCGTACATCCTTGCATAATATCTATTCTGTCAAAAGTATCCAGTCCGGCTATATTATTAAGTGTACTGTTCTCTAACCAGTTAGACATGATTTCTTTAAAATCAACATAGACATTGTCCGATATATCTTTGTCCAGGGTTCCATCCAGCACTTCTTGTATAGTTTCTTCTATCAAGTTGTCACTAAGAGGTTGCGGGCGTTCAGTTTCTAACCAGCGATCGGAATAGTTGGTTGCTATTTTAATTCTCATGTACTACCTGATCTCTTGATTTTCCAAAATCATTTATTGGTGCGCGACCACACATCCTGGCACAGGTTATTAAACTGCGTTTGTCCCAGTACTCGTACCACAAGTGTTGATAGCTATCGGACTCTATGATATCTTTTACGCCAAGTGCTACAGCGTTCAAATTGCCAATGCCGCCAAACGCTTCAACTATATCATGATATTGTGATAACATTTCATATCGCACTTCAGCGGCATCATTTTTATCTATAAAGGTATACGGCGCACTTGCTATCCAACAACATGGAAATACATTCTTAAATGCATCTATATATACTGCTCGCTGATTTAGTGCTTGACAATCAATAACCGATTCGGATACTATTTGCTTGTAAGCATTAATAGCATTCTTGTCGATAAACTTTAAGGGAGTATCGGATGCTGGCTCGATTATATGTGTGACATTTCCATTCTTATCTAATACATCTACTTTAGGCTCGAGTAGGAAACGAGAACTGTTTTTCATAACAAAACTGGCAAAACCTAGATCCTTGCTCATCTGCCTAGCTTTTTCTACTTGATCTTGGTTGTGTTTGAATCTGATAAAACACCATTCAGCAGTTCCGCCGGCGGCAATAAATGCCTTGGCATTTTCTATTATATTTTCAAAACTTGTTCCAATACGGTAGACGTTGTGTGTATCACTAAGTCCATCTAACGCAAATACTACTGTGTGGATTTTTGGTAATGCTTTGGCCAAGTCACTCCACCAGCTGGTAGTTCTAGCACTGCCGTTAGTGTGTATACGCACATTGAGATTGGGATTGGTTTCTGTAGAATATCTACACATGTCGATCAGTTGTTTGTTCAATATAGGATCTCCAAAATTCCCACAAAAGAAAAAACCGTTTATTTGATTAAGTACTTCGGGAGTCATAATAGTTTTGAAATCTTCCAAAGACCAATCATTTAATTTTATTAAAGGATTCTCCAAGCCGCCACTACGATTGCGCGAACACATGGGACAACTGGCTTGGCAGTTGTTGGTAATCTCTAAATGTACATCTAATAACTCGTTAAAGTGAAACATTATTTCAGCCCTAATTCTTTACGTATTTTAGTAGCACTAATATCAGTTACTGCGTCATCGAATGTTTCTTCGCCTGAAGTATAGCCCACGCCTCGGCCCCAGCCAATGTGTATAATGTTAGGAACAACTTGTATTTCGTACTGGCCTTGATATAGCGGATCAAGATCACGTTTGATAAAACTTTTAACTTTTTCCACTTCAAATGGATTGCTACCTTGCCAACCTTGTACATCACGTACTTGGATTATAACTTGTCCAGTTTTGGATAACAGGCGCTCAAACAATGCACGATGTCCATCATGCCACGGTTGCCAACGACCCAGCATTTGTACAGTTTCTTTCTTCCAATCAAACACAGGTCGACGTCTGTTGTCTACAATGTGCGCGGCAACAAATTCACCCCACTTTTCTGCACGTTGTTCTGTAACACGGAAGTCGTATACTTCTGGTTCAATAAACATGGCGTTAGTGTCAGCGTATCGACCTTCACGGATAGTATCCATCCAGACGGTCCAGTCTGCTTTGAAGTTATTACGCATTTCAACCAATGGTGCAACAAAGTCACAAATAACAAAATCAGTAGTATAACTATCTGCAAGTTCTCGCATACGTAAACTTTGACGAATACGTCCTTCGTGGCTAAAATCCCAATCGTTATATTTTTTTCGAACATCGTCAGCATTAAGCCACATGACTGTTTTCTTTTCAGTCTGAAGCTGTTCTAATATATGTTGTGCTATGGTTGTTTTGCCGGATCCAGGAAGACCCATAATTAATATACGTTTTGTCATTTTAGTTCCTTTGGTATTTTGCTATCTGCACTACTCACACAAGTAGGAGTAATGCACAGTTTGGGTTCTTTGAATAAATCAAACCCTGTAAGAATATTTCCTATATTGTTTTCTTTACAACTGTAAGCACGTTTGACTTCTGTGCTTCTTATTATAACACTTTGATAGCCTGCATTGCAAGTCCAGCCCTCAAATTTGTTAAATCCCAGTGCGTTAAACCGCTCTGCTTGATCAATATAATAATTTTTCTCACCATCTGTTAATCGTATTTGAAACTGTTCCTGTTGTTCAAAATCATTTTGCATTATGCTCATCATCTCAGGAGTGTATCCTTCTACAATAGCAGTGGCAGTATCATTACTTTGAGGTTTGAGTGTCACATTGATTCCACGAGCACGTAGTCGCTCACAGCGTTCCAATGTTTCAAAAAACTTTTCCGGAACCATGACTTGATTAACAGTAACATGCACAAGTTCATACTGTAACTGTAAACACTTGTCTCCAAACTCTTGCTCCTTGGCAAACTCCGCATGAAAACTGGCTGTGATACTCCTGCGCTGTAATAACGCAGTATTGGCACACCACGTGTTCCACCATTTGGATCCCGGGCTCAGATTGGTTGTCATATGGATACTTTGGTAAGGGCTTTTGGTTTCGTCCAAGTGTTTTATCAATTCTGGAAATTGCTTGTACGCTGTGGGTTCTCCTCCACTAAAGCTCCAATGAAATTCAGTAAATCCATTAGCTCGAGCTTGACGTTTGATTTCATCAATAGTGTTTTTATACACATCCAATGTTTGGTAATCCAATTTGTCACTTCGAGCGTAGGGCCAACAATATGAGCAGTTGTAGTTACAAAATCTACCCAATATCCAACTTATGTTAAATAATGGACGATCCAGCATTGTTTGTTGCCCAAAAGCAACAATATTTTGAAATGGAATGGTTGTAAATGACATTGACAGTATTTACAAAAGACAGTATACTTACATGGTAGACGTGAGTGGAACATGGTATACCTCCTCCAAGTAAGCTGACCCCCAGCTGAACGGAGGGACAAGGCTTGTGACTTAGTCATGCTTTGCAGGTTCGAATCCTGCCGTCTACACCATTTTTAACACAGGCACAGAAAGGCATTTTATGAAAACAGTATTTTTAATTTTAGCATTGATTTCTAATGTAGCAATGGCTCAAACTATTGGTGTCATAGAAGTTAACAAGAATGTTATAAACACATCAACAATTACTTGGCGAGGAGCCGATGACGTGAACAAGGCTTGTAATGCTGAACGAGTGCGTAGAGGAAAACCAACTTATAAGCAACCCAGTTTGGCTTGTAGTTTTTGGGAAAATAATGTTTGTTTAATTATTACTGGATCTAAAACAGATCCTGATACAATTGCACACGAAGTGTTACATTGTTTTAGAGGAAATTGGCATTGATGAAAAAAGTAGCAAGTAGTCCTGAGAGACATACCTTTCAAAAGGAATGTGCTATTAGACGTGCGGAAGAAGCTGGTGAAGAGCCCAATCAAGACTATCTCGACTGGTGGGATCAGATCAAGATCGATAATGCCAACAAGATCCACGATCCTGCATGGCAAAAAAACAACATGGAATACGATTTGCGTAGCTCAAAAGAAATGTGCGATAAAGTTAAAGAGTCAGACAACTATGCACAAAACTTATATGCGGCCATGTGTAATATGACTTGGCAAAGTCGTGAGTTTTGGCAAGAGATGAAGGGCGAAGTGTGGAGTGCCAGTTGGCGTCATGCTGGCGGCATTGTTGCTGACATGCAGGGAAAAGGTGACTATATTGATTGGTACTGTAGCGGTATTGGCAATAAAGAATCTGGCTATGGGTTGGATCTTTATGAGCCTACTCCTGATCCAGCTGGCCGGGACTATGTACCAGAAGGTCAAGTAACTGAAGAAATTGAATTGGATTTGAACAGACTAGGCTGGCGGCCGGTTCCTTGGAACGATGATGAAGATTGATTTAGAACACTTACACTACTGGATGCAGGCCATCAGGCAAAGCCCAGATCCTATGCGTACTATGGATGCTTTTTGGAGTGGCCAGCTCAAGAGCAAAGAATGGCTTGTGCAAGCATTGAGTATGCAATGTTCGGTCAAAGATGAACCAGTCAGTATCGAAATACACGGCGGTTGGGTGGGTGTGCTGGCCAGCATGTTGTTTCAAAGTAAAATTCCTGTCAAACGCATTTACAGTCTAGACATTGATCCTACCTGTGAACCTATTGCTACAATGATGAACAAGGGCGAAGAAATGGCGGGTAGATTCCAAGCCAGCACAGGGGACATGTGCAATTTAATATCATTCGCTGATGTAGTTATCAACACCAGTTGCGAACACATAACACAAGCACAATATGAAACATGGCTAGGCAAACGCCAAGACAATCAGTTATTGGTACTGCAAAGTAATAACTATAATATAGACGAGCACATTAGAATTGCCGAGTCGGTTGACGAATTTGCAGAACAGTGTAAAATTAACGTTCTATGGAGTGGCGAATTACAGTTACCGCTATACAAAAGATTTATGATAATTGGAACCAAATGACAACACTAACATTTACAGCAGAAGAGCTTTTTGAGGACATACCCGGAGACCCGGATCATGTCATGATGAAAATCCCTCCAGAAATTTGCGAAGCACAGGGTTGGGTAGAAGGTACCACACTCAACATTCAAGTAGAAGATGGAAAGATGATCATTAGCAAAGCATGAGTAAGGATGATTTACTGGAGTTGACTGGGCAAGTTACTGAAGTATTACCTGGTAATATGTACAGAGTAAAGCTGGACGATAACCAGCATGTCATATTGGCCTACTTGGGTGGCAGGCTAAAACAACATAAAATTAAGATTATCTTGGGCGACAAGGTCCGAGTGGAAATAAGCACTTATGACTTGTCAAAAGGTCGTGTGACATATAGGTTATAAAATGAACACAGTGATGGAGACAGTATCTTCTGTTTGTAATCGAGTTAGACATAACAGCAAACACGGTGTAAGTTTTCAAAACTTGTTGACCATGCTACGCAGAGAGTTCAGAGAGCGTGGATTCAATCTCAAAATAAAATCCGATAGAGATAAAGGACTAGATCCTGTAGAATTTTATGTCAACGCATATTACGATGCCGAAGACGATAAAAATAAAGAAATCCCAATTGAAATAGTTGTACACCATAATTTTGAAAAATTTGCAATATGGGATAAAAAGCATACTACAGAATTTTTAATACAAATATTTGATGCTACAGTACACGAATACAAACATCAACGCCAAAGCATAAAACGTAAGTATAATGTATATGCCGAAAATGTCAAATCTCCCTACAAAGAATATCTTGCAGAAGATGACGAACTCGATGCTTATGCACTTAGCATTGCCATTGAACTTTGCCGTACTTTAGGAAAATTTAGAGCATTGAGATTGATGAGCAAAGCATCAGCTCTTGCCAAATTGAAATTCAATGGCAGATATGTTAGTCCAAATCTAGCGGCTTATTTTGGACAGTTTGGATCAATACACAATCCTTTGCTCAAAAAGTTATCCAAAAAGGTATATGTGCGGCTACAGAAGATTGACACGGACTCTGTCTTCGTGTAAAATACAAAGTATAGCAACTACACACAGAGCGTAACATGAAAGAGTTTCCTACCCAACAAGTTCTTGAGCTGGCTTGTGCGGCTCAGCGCATCAACGGTGCTTACATTAAAGAAGCAGAAAACGTATGGGCTGAAGACGGCGTCTTTATGTATTCTAAAAAATCTAACAAGATGCTGATGCTGTGTACAGTGGATCATCGCCATTGGACAGCTGATCCAAAAGATTCTCCAATGCCACTTCGAGTACTGCCTGAAGATGTTACACTTGCAGAAGAAATTAAACGGCATTTCAGAAAATTTATGTTTGGCGCTATAGAAGGCGAAAACGATTTTCAAACCAACATCAACACAATTTTATCCAGCGATACTGTTAAACAAAACCAATTTGGTTATGTGGCTTGTTTGCCCAGCGTTCATGCTAGGGATATTGTGCAAACCAAAGTTAAACGAGCGGCTAGGTCAGTTGAGGAAGGTTGTTTGGCAGAAATTGGCAGTACAGTTAAAGATTTGGATGCGGAAATAATCTCCTCAGTTAAGTCAAAAAACTTTGAGGGTTGGAATATAGATGCTATAATAAGCAATAAGATGGTATCTTGGATGAACAAAACGAATCTTAATTTAGGACCAGCTGTTGTAGTCAAAGCCAAAGTTAAGGATTGCAACAAGCACTGGAAACATCAAAATGATGTGACTAGACTACACTATGTAAAGGTAGCACAATGAGCGGTTGGAATACAATTCAAAGAATTCGAAATATCGAAGAGAAAATCGATCTCCTTGGTTTCAAGTTCAGCAAAAGCAAGCACGGTGATTGGACAGACGATCACGGCGCCTTGAGCCTAGTGCCAAAAGATGCAGATGCATTGCCTGCGTACAGCCGAGATGCGGAACTGTTTGTGGGTAGTTTGGAACGATTGGAAGATTGGCTGGCTGGAGTACAGTGGGCACGAGATTACGACATGTTGTGCCGCATCAGCACAGATGAAAAACGTTTGGACGCAGAACAAAAAGTGCGCAACAGGCAATTGATGCGCACACTCAAAGAAGGCAAACGTGTGGAAGGAGTAGTAGAATGAACTCCTGGATATTGATCATTGCTATGTTTAGCCCTGGTGGAGATTTTATCAACAAAACTCCCGTCGAGTTTCAATCGCAAAAAGAGTGTGAAGCAGTACGAATTCAATTGTCAGTCTTGGATAGTCCAATGGGTGTAAAACACAAAGGTGTATGTGTGACGCGAGATCACTGGACTGGTAAAAAGAAAATGCCTAATGTGGCATACGACTAGGAAAACATATGAAACAAGAACTAGATAAACTGTTGTGCGAGAAGTATCCAAAGATGATGGTGAACCGCAACAAGAACATGCAGGAAACTTGTATGTGTTGGGGATTTGAATGTGGCGATGGTTGGTTCAATATACTGGATCAGCTCATGGGCAGTATTCAACATCATATCGATTGGAAGGACAAACAGCGAGCAGGTGCTATCAAGTATAATGAAATGGCCACACAGGCCAAAGCTGGTAACTTTGACTTGTTCGAAGAAGATATGAAAGCCTTACCCAACGACGAGTACAAAGAAAAACGACTGGCGGAAATTGTTGCTGGAGGCTTTAGAACTGTACCAGACTCTATTCCGCAAGTGACGTTGGATCAAGTTAAAGAAAAGTTCGGTACATTGAGATTTTATTACTCAGGTGGTGATGACTATATCAGTGGTATGGTATCACTGGCAGAAAGCATGACTGGAGTCACTTGCGAAAGCTGTGGCAATGTTGGTGAACGTCGAGGCGGCGGTTGGGTGCATACATATTGCACACCATGCGAGGAAGCACGTGAAGTTGCCCGTGCAAAGGCAGATGAAGAATGGGAATATAAAAAATTACTTAAAGAAGGATTTGAAGAATAATGGAAAAATTTATGGAATGGTTTGGTCGTAACCGTCAAACGATCGGATATGCTATCGGTGGAATAAATGTGTTGAATGGTGTTGCAAGTGTAACTCTTGGAGACACACTGGGCGGTGTATTTTTTATTGTGCTGGGTTCAGCAATTATTTTTGATTCAAAGGTGTTCAAATGATTAATTTAAAAGAATGGATGGAATTGGTTGACTATAAGATTACCGAAGGTAGTGATTATGGTTGGGGTTGTTACGGCCCAAATAGTTTTAGCTTAGACTCGTGGAATGGTGTTCATGGCAAGGGTGGATGCAGTTTCAGTATTGTGTTCAGTACCAAGAGTCAAAAGATTTATGAAGTCAGCATGTGTGATTACACCAATGACCGTGCTTACCGAATGATCAATCCAAAGTTTCAAGAGAAACATCGCAAGGAAGCAGAGATGCGTGATGTTAATTTGAACGAAGCATGGGACGATGTTGACTATGTGGATTTGGATGTGGCGGATGACTTTATCCAAAAAGCACTTGCCATTCGGGCAGGAGAGTCTTACGATACACGGGTACAAGTCCAGGTTGACTTTTCGGATGAAGATCTGTTACAATATATGAAAATAGCACACGAACGTGACATAACTTTCAACCAACTAGTTGAAGATGCACTACGTCAGGCTATTGAAGATGTAGAGGCTGGACGTCTTACCAAAGAAGATGCACAGCGTTTTGTATTAGAAAGTGCCGGGAAATCTTGGCCATTTGAGAAAGTAGAAATTGATGAAGATCAAACTGGTATCTGACCTCCACTTGGAGTTTAGTGATGTCAATGTTGTTAACGATCAGAACTATGATGTGCTGATCCTTGGTGGTGATATTTGTATCGCCCAGGATCTGCATGACCACCCCGAGCCTGCCAACACCGCTGATCAAGCGGCTATTGCTAATGGTACTGGCCTGGGTCGTAGACAGTTGACAGCACAACGGTTCCGTGATTTCTTCAAGCGTTGTAGTTTTCAGTTCCCACATGTTATCTACATTATGGGTAATCACGAATTCTACAATGGCAAGTTCTATGCTGGTATTGAATACATGCGTAACGAGTGCGCCAAGTACCCTAACGTGTACATGTTAGAGCAAGACACGAAGATTATTGATGATGTGGTGTTTGTGGGTGGAACACTGTGGACCAACATGAACAAGCGTGATCCGCTCACAATGCATGCCATTGAAGGTATGATGAACGACTTCCGTATCATTCGTAATGATGCTAGGAACTATGCTCCTATGAGTGCGTTGGATGTTGCTATTCGTCACGACAAGACTCTTGCCTACATCGAGCATATGGTCCATGTACATAAGAATAAGAAATGTGTGGTAGTTGGACATCACTCACCAAGTTTCCAAAGTGCTCACCCGATGTACGCACACGAAACACTAATGAATGGTGGATATCACAGTGACTTGAGTGAGTTTATCTTGGATCACCCACAGATCAAACTGTGGACACATGGACATACTCATCATCCGTTTGATTATGTGATTGGTGAGACTAGAGTTGTGTGTAACCCACGTGGTTACGAAAACGATGGTTACAGCGAAAACACAGGCTGGAACCCAAATATTTTATTGGAGGTTTAAATGGAAGAAGTCAAAATGTCAGTATCTGAAATGGTAAAAACTACTGGGGAGAATACTCTTAATTTTATGCTACAAATTTCTGAACACATTGCCAAATTAGAAGCAGAAGTTCATAATTTGCGTCAGCGTGTTTCAGAACTAGAAAGCGCAGAATGACCACGGTGGGCAATCTAAGCGAAAAAGACTCGGCCTTATTTAAGAAGTGGCTGAGAGGCAATCTTAAATCTGGCCCTGTTACGGTGACGTTTACAAAGAAGGATGGTACTGAGCGTGTTATGAAATGTACTACCAATCCAACTTATGTGTTGTTTAAAGATCCAGCTATTGTTGAATCCAAAAAAGAACGCAAGACAAATGAAGCTGTTATGCCAGTATATGACATGGAAGCAGGACATTGGAAAAGTTTTCGATGGGATAGTGTTAAGAGTATTTTAATTACCCTAGGGGAAGAACGTGAACACAATAACGAGACACAGTGACACTTGTCAAATTAAACAATCAGCCAGTGGAAAGATTGTTGAAGCAGTTGTTCAAGATTTTCAACAACATGTGGTACTGCATGTGATTGTTAGCAAAGCAGTAAAGATTGCTATGAAGTGGAATGGCAAGGTATATGAAGGTCGTATGGCCAGTATGGACTTTGTATCCGATGGTCCTACACTATCTAAAACATCAACTGGCTCGAGAGGGTAGCATGACAGCATACATGGCATATTTTGATACATTGGGTTTTGAATGGATCTTTAATGTTACTGACTACGAGAAGAAAAAGTTCTGGGCTGTGCTGAAAGGCGACGAAAAAGTTGACTTTCCTATACCCAGACATGCTATACTAAGAGCACAAGCCAACCCACAGAGATTTCCAGAAATATGGGCATTCGAAAGTGAGATCAGTTTGGATGAACTAAACGAGTACGCAGAAGATAGTCCGCAAGAATTGGCAGACGCTATTAGGCGCTGTGGACAGAATGTTTTTAAAACACCAAAAAATGAAAGTGTGATTATATGAAAATCGGACTAAGTTATAGCCGTTGCATTTTGGACATTGTTGAAGGTCGTGTGGACATTGACGATGTACTAGTGCTGATCACTCGTACAGATTTTGATCCTCGAGATGATGCTCAATGGTCGGGTATTTGGGAAGGCTATTGCCTAGGAGGCATGAGTAATCCAGAGTGGGGTCGCTACGACTTCCACAGTAAAGACGACGAGGACAAGTTCCGTAGCGTGAGCAGTATGCTATATGAAGATGGCAAAATGCATCAACCTCGACAATTCGGCGCTAATCCAAGACGCAGACCAGAAATTTGGTTGGAAGCAGTTTTGCCAAATACAGAGCTTGCCAAAAATCCAGCCGCCCAAATGGCTTGGGACAAGTTTCAAACCATTGCTGGTTTGACTAATGTGGAATTAGACGACAAGTACCGTTGACACGCGGCACCTTTGGTGCTATACTAACAACATGAAACATTTGCTTATCCTATCTGCGTTGGTACTTACTGGCTGTAACAATGCGGCCAGTGGTCCTGCTCCTGTAAAAATGTTGACCTACCAAGAGTTAGTTGACTTTGAACCCAAGTGCGAACTGGCAAGTACACAACAACCCATGTTGAAGAAGATTTTGGAAAGAAAGAATTTCGATCCAGAACCAGATAATCTCAAAGAAGAAGATAGGATTTACAATAGTCGTTTGAAAGCAACACTTTGGTGGTATGAATATAGGTGCAAACAATGAAAATATATATTTTGATTTTGGCATTGATAAGTGGTTCAGCTTGGGCTGGTTGCCAAAGCCGTGTGAGTACTGCTGTCAAAGGCGACGAAGTTGTCAGCACCAACACACTTACTGTTTGTGGTGAAGGACTTGGCGTACTGGAAAAGAAAGTTCGAATTGGACAAGTTATTTTGGAAACAGAAGTAGAAGATGTTCCCGAACTCAATATTACTTACTTCAAACACAGTCATTCCAAATGCCGTATGTTTAGAGAACGCTATGTATTCAATAATATCCTACAGGTCAATCACGGAGTGATTTGTCAAAAGGATGCCAAATTGGACATGTGGACAGTGGTGGACAAATGGTAAAATCAATTGTTGACAACGCACTACTAGTACGCTATAATACTAACATGCACAACACACACAGAAAGGCATTTATATGAAGGCATTCATCGCAGGCACAGTTTTTGGACTAGTTCTAGCCACTGTCGGATTCTCCGGCATTGCTCGAATGTTGGACAAAGGTGTAGACACAGTTAAAACACAAAGCACGGAGTTGGCAAAATGAAAATTATCCTAGCACTTATTTTGGTTATTAACTTAGCCGCATGTTCAACTGTATCAGGAATCGGCAAAGACATTTCGTCTGGTGCTGAATGGTCCAAAGAAAAAATAGGAAAAGCACTATGAAAAAAACTCTATTGTTAATCCCCGTGGTTGCCATGTTGGCGGCTTGTGGCACAACTGATGTGTATCAACGCCGTGCTGACAATGAACGTCAATATCAAGAAGAAGCCATTGACAGGGCACTCAAGAAGCGTCCAGAGTGGATGACCAAATTGCCCGTTAGTAACAGTGCAATTTTTGCCGCCGCTGAAGGTTCAGCTGACAGCTATAACATGGCTATCCATATGGCACGTACCAATGCTCTGACAGACCTGTGCTACAGTGCAGATGGCAGAGTCAGTAGCCAAACTAAACAGTTTGAAACAGGTAGCTCAAAGTCCAGCAGTATTGAAAAAGTCACACGTACAAATTGTAACAGTGTTGACGTGACTGGCTATGAAACTTATGGTGCCAAAGACGTGGGTGAGAATCCTTTGGTAATTCGCACTGGTAGCAAGTTCACTGCCTATGTATTGGTGGCATTGCCTACTGGCGATGCCAATGTGCAACGCAAATACAAAGACGGACTCAAGCGTGATGAACGTGAACAAGTTCGTGCTACTGAAGCGTTCAAAGAACTACCTAAGGTGCAATAATGATTAAAGAATTTATGAATATTATAGAATCAATGGAAGGCATCACTGATGCTTGGTTTAAAAATGGTAGCTTTGAAACTTATAAAAAGCCTGCCAAAGAACGTTATGAAATTGCGGATGAACCAGGTACCATTGAAACACTAGAAGGCCCAGTTAAGTATCCTGCTGGATACTATATCATGACTGGACCAAAAGGTGAACAGTATCCAATTACTCCGGAAAAGTTTCGTGATCTCAAAGACGATTTAGGTGACGGAGTTTGTACGCCTAAAAAAATCATGAAGATTGCTAAACTTGCAGATCATTCTGGATCAGTTGACACAAGCTGGGGTGAGAAGCTACATTACAATCCTAGCGAAGATGTTATTGTTCGTCACGGTGAAAATGATTATGGTGTTGTAAAGAAAGACATCTTTGCTCAAACTTACGAGATGCCAAAATGATCCGTCTTTGGTTAGCATTTGCCATACTTGCTGTCTTGATACATTTGGGCATTACTGCCTGGAGAAAGATAGAAAGAAAGGAGCGATGGTCATTGACTAAGTCCGTTGCGTATAGTATACTTGTCTCGTTGCTGGCTGTTCTAGCAATGACAGTAATTGTAATTTTATTCTAAGGAAACATAATGAAACGTATTTTGACTCTTTCTGTTCTTGCCGCGGCTGTGCTGGCAACAGGTTGTACTCGTATCGAAACTGGTGAAGTTGGTGTGCGAGTTGGTTTTGATAAACAGGTGCAAAGTGGTGAACTACTTCCCGGTTCTTTTAATCAAAGTATTATTGGTGAAGTACTCACATTCCCTATCAAGGATGTGAACGTGGTACTGGAGAATATGACCCCAGTGG